TGCCGCGTGACGTATTGCCTCCGGCGCGATCCGGCAGGCAACCGCGTCACGCTTCTGCCGGTATCTGCCGGTGGAGGAGAGCTATGCGGATGGTTCGTAGTCTCCAGGTGCCGCTCGACGGCGGCGATTTGCATATCAACCCTGTCAGCTAATTTATGGTTACCAAATTGCCGTAGGAAAGTTCTTGCTGTTTTAACCGCCTCCACCAGCCGCCGCACGTCGGCGAGCAGTGATACTTTATCGTGCCTCAATTTATCAATTTCGGTAACAACTTCGAGTATGCTTTTTTCACCAAGATCAAGGCGTTTTATCATATCAAATATGTTTTCTTCTGGCGTATTAATCTTTTCCACCGTCCACCTCCCGCAGCGCGGCCTTGACATCTGGTTCAGTTTGGTTGCCTGCTGGATAGTCTGCCAAACATCTTAGCAACCGCTCATTCTCTGCTTTCAGCCGGTCGCGCTCGGCCTCCAGCGCCCTGTAGTCGGCTTCGAGGCGCTTGATTTCCTTCTGCGCCCATAATGGAGCAGCTTTATCTCCCACTATTACCATTCTCACCCTCCTTCGCCGCATCGCGGCATCCCTCAACGCTATTGTTTGCTCCTCACCTATCGCCGCAGCAGCTATTTCATAGTAAATAGCGCACTCGGCCTCAGCGGTGGCGAGGCGCTGCTGGAGTTCTTTGATAGTGTCGATAGCTTCCGTCATTGGTGCACGGTCTAAATCATCGAAGTCGTATTGGTCTGCCATCCCTACACCTCCTTCGCCGCAGCCAGTGGCTTAAAAAATATGCATCTGCCGGGATGATCTAACTCTATCCATTCGTGAGTGCAGCGCGGCTTCTCTTTGTCTTTATGGACACACTCAGCGCGGCACGTTACGTCCTTGACTGCTACCAGATAGACAAATTCAGGCTTTTTATCGTGACTCATTAATCCTCCTTCGCCTCCAGGGCTGCGCGGCTAAATTGAAAACTTCTTTCCACAATTCCAGCATGTATATGTGTAGAAATGCGAAGGCGTACCATCTCCGCCCTTGTGTACTTTGTAATCATGGTAGTCAATCCGGCCATTTGATAGCAGGCAAATATCTGGAACGCTGCCAAAGAACAGCCAGACTTTCAACTTTCTAAAGAAACTCATCCGCTTAAGTTCGTCGGCGGTCATTGGGCCTCCTTAGTCTTGTACTTCAAATAAATTTCGACATTGTGCCCAAAATAATATTGACCATCCTGTAATTCAAACGGAATACTCAGCTTTCTTCCGCAAATATATCCACCTCTTTCAAAATAGTAGGTATTCTCTTCAATAAACTTTTCATCATCAAAAATTTTAACTTCTACTCTTAGCATCACACCCTCCTTGAACGCATCGTTGAGGCGTAATTGGGCCGCCTGAATTTATCTTATGTCAACATGCTCTCCAGCCTGCAACGCTTTTAGTGCTTCGTCGTCTATAGTGATAAACGCAACATGGTCGCTTCCTATTCCTACTATAATTTCCCAGTGCAAGCCGTTCCGTTCTGTCTTTGTAGGAGCAATACTTAATGTTGCATAATCTGGAACAATAAATCCTTTTAAAATCATTGGTCTATTATCTTTTTTCATCCAACCCTCCTTGAAAGCATCGGCCCCCACCTCGATTAAGGCACCATCCCGCACTGCGCACACGCTTTTATGCCACCGATGCTGTTTGCTGCCTGGCCTGTTGATAAGGCGAGTAGTTGGCCATAGCTAATCTTTTTCACCGTTCATCTCCTGCAGTGCGACTCTCTCCCAATGCTCGCTACTTGTGGCTATCGGTATCTTGACAGTATATGAACACTGCGTTGGCAACGTTGCCTGATAGAACACAAACATTTCAGGATGCGTTTCTATCGTATATGAGATAAGTTCTTCGGCGGTCATTGGGCCTCCTTATTTTAGCGTGATACTAATATGCCCGCTGGAATGGCAGCCTGAACATTCAAATGGTAATACGGCATGTTTATCTGATTCAAACCATGGGCCTCCTGACCTTCCACTCAAAGAAACAAATGCTTTACAATCTGGACATCTTATCTCTATAGCGATGTCTGCACTATAGCAATCAAGAATTATCTCCATCCCACCCTCCTTGAAAGCATCGGCCCGGTACTAGACTTCGGAGCGTGTACACGCCGTCTGTTTTATCAGCACCACCGATGCCGTTTGCCGCCTGGCCGCACACCAGGCAGCCGTGCGAACGGACGAACCGCAGATAGGCGGCGTTGCGGTAGGGCTTGAGCTTTGGGATCACGCGAACCTCAGATATTTTTCGACCAGCTCGTCAACCTGTTCCGGCGTCCAACCGCGGCCGTAAACTTTCTTAATCAAGACATCAATCGTTTTGCTGTAAAGTTTTTCAAACTCGGCTTGATCCATTTTAGCGAACGAGATGGATTTGGCTTCAATGCGCGTTGAGCCGTCGAGGCGGATGACCACTTCATAAAAACCGGATAGGATCGCCAGATCTCGCCGGAAAGCATCAAAGTTTTTTTCCGGCTTGCCATGCTTTGAATCCACTTCTCCCGGCTGCCAATGGTCGAACGCCACATTTAATAGGGCGAAGTATTTCCGATGGAACGCCGCGTTGCGGTACTGCCGGAAGTCACCGTGAACGTCCGCGCCCAACTTGAGCTTTTCAAACCACTCGGTGCTCTGCGGATCGTTTGGGATGAGCCCGGCGCGTGTTTTGGTTAGGATGACTTCCATTATGACCGTACCTTTTTGACTATTTCGAGCATTTCGGCGATAAACTTTTCCGCCGCCGCCCGCAGCTCTTTGATGAGCTTTTCATCGCGTCCGCTGCGGATAATCAAAATCGGTTTGTCCACTACCGTAGGGCTGTAGCTAACGAAGTCGCACCATGCGCGCCCGGTGATCCCCAGCGACCATGCGATCTGCTTCCGGTAGGCGGCCGGCACGACGTTTTCAACGATTGTCTCCACATGCACGCTTGGAATCGTACATTTAATTTCGATCATGCCGTCATCGCCCACCAGGCCGTCCGGGCTGCAATGGGTGTGCTCCGACTCCCGGCATAGCCCAACCTGTTGCACGGTGGCGCCGGTGACGAGCTCGTACAGGCTGCGGGCCTCGGCCTCTTGTTCGACACCTCGCAGCATGTCGGCGTTCTGATAACCGTTGTATTTTTGTCCAGATAGGATCTCGCCGGCCATGCGGTAGAGCAACGTCTTGCGCGTTTTTCCGGTTCCGCCGGCCGTGACCTCGGCAATCGACGAACCACCGATCGACCCCAGGCGCAGCTTGAACCACTCGTCGGAGCGCTGATCTATGTTGATGATTTCCATCAGCCCTCCTGACCGGGCTCTCTTTTGGCGGCCTTTTTCTTTGCGTTCAACGCGGCAACGGCCTTGGTGTAAGCCGATGCCAAAATTTTATCCATCGACTCAGCCCCGAGGTACTTCAAAAACGCCGCATGGTCCGATCCCGTGTCTTTAATTAGGCGCTCAATTTCGGCCACCTGTTCCGGTGATAGTGTTGCTGAAGCCCCGTTGCCGTCGTCGTCCTGGTCGTGCGTGGCGAGGCCTGTCAGCGAGAGCAGGGTGTAGCGGCTGAGATAGGTAATCGTCGATCCTACGGCCTGTATGGCGTTCTTGCTGCCGGAATTGTCGGGCGCTGCAGTCAGGCTGGTGCTCTCAGAGTGACCCAGGCGGTGGGTGATCGTGCAGGTCACGGTGATGCCGCGCTCGTCCTGGGCCGTCTTCCAGGCCGCCGACAGACCGTGAGCGGATAGCGCCTGGTTGATTTTGTCGGTCACGTTGGCAAGCGTGGCGTGTGAATACGCGGCCTTGCCGGCGCCGAAGGATACTTTTTTGTCTTTTTCGATCTCGGGCGGGGCGGCCTTAAAAGCGGCCATCGCCGTATGGTAGGCTTTTCGCGCCTCGTTGGCTTCCCACCGCTCCTGTAGTGCCAGCATCTTTTCAAGCTTGTCGAGATCGGCCCCCCGGGACAGCGCGATCTGCATCATCGAGGCGGGGCTGTTGTCTGTGACTGTTGGGATGTAATTTTCTTTTTCTTCACTCATGCGGCCCGTCCCTTCTGCTGCGCAAGTTGCCAGTATTTTTTGGCCTGCCCGAACAGACTTCTATTGCTCTTAATCAGCCGGGCGCGGTCTTCTTCGAGCGCGGCCAAGTCCGCCTCGGCCGCTTTTAACCTCGCCGGGTACTGGCACTCGGAGCACATCGCCTGGCGACATGCGGTCCAGTCGTCCACGCTGCATGTCTCTTGCTTCTGGGGAAATAGTCTTTTGAGCATCGTCCACATAGTCATCCTCCATCGGGCAGTTGTGCGGTACAGGCTCGCCGGCCTCGGTGTCGTAAAACAGCGTTGAGCGGCAAAAACGGCACATGCCTATTGCTTTTCGCATTTACATTCCCTCGTATTCCACGCCTGTATAGCGAGTTTTTTCGATATACCAGGCGGGCCGTAGTATTCGCAGCAGGAGCACCAGACGGCGTAGCGGGTTGATCCTAACAGAGGGCTTGGAGGCTCCGGCTCCAGGCCACAGAACGGGCATGGTTTTAGCGCCTGCATTTCATCCCCACCACGCCCGCACCAGGTAGCCTAGGACGCCGCCCATGCACAGCCCGTACACCAGGCACAGGCACAGGCCGGCGAGCGGGCTGGCGTCTTCCAAGCGGCGGCCGC